CTCCTTCTAAATCACAAATACGTGTGTTACAAAGTATAGGTAGAGGATTAAGAAAAACAGATGATAACAAAGACACAACGCTTTATGATATCGTAGATGATATAAGTTGGAAGTCGCGAAAAAATTATGGAATATTACATGGTGACGAAAGACTTAGAATCTATGGTAGAGAAAAATTTAACCATAAAACATTTAAAATAAAACTATGAAAGAAAACATAAAACATTTAAAGCTTACTAATAACGATGAGATAGTTTGCGAGTTAGTTAATTATCCGGATAGCGATGAAAGTGATGAGATAGTAATTAAACGAGCTTTAAAAATAATAACTGTTGAAGATTACTTTCGCGGTTTTAGATTTTTTGCATTTAGACCATGGTTATCGTTCCAAGACGATCCTGCCACTTTACAATCTTTAAACGCTTCACATATTATTGTAACTGCGAACCCGTCGCCGGATATGTTAAAATATTATAAAGCAACAATAAGAGCTATAAATGCAGAGATTAAGAAACATGGTAACAGAAGAAAAGCGTATGAAAACCTAGATGAGATACAAAAAGCTGTGGCAGAATTAACCGACGAAGAAATGGAAGACTTTTTGGCAGAGAAGTATGGCAAACAAATGCCAGAAGAAGAAACATACGGTAACGATTCAGATAATGGTAATGTGATAAAGTTCAAGCCCCGACCTAAAACTGTACACTAAGGGTATATCCTTCCCTCTCCAGTATATAATACTATTTTATCACATTTTTTATGTTTTGTAAACAATTTTTTTCGTCACTAAGAGAAAAAATTAACTATGTACTTTTACACAGAATAGTGTATAATATTATTAAAAGGTGGAAAAATGGCACGTAAAAAAAGTATTCATTATGTGAATAATGCTGATTTCTCTACTGCTGTCGTCAGTTATGTCGAGAAAGTAGAAAAGGCAAGAAAAGAAGACACAGATATTCCAAAAGTTCCAGACTATATTGCTCAATGTTTTTTAAGAATAGCAGAAGGATTATCACACAAAGCAAACTTTATTCGATATACCTATCGTGAAGAGATGGTAATGGATGCAGTTGAAAATTGTTTAAAGGCGATAGGTAACTACAACTTAGAAGCTGCAACTCGAACAGGCAAACCGAATGCATTCGCATACTTTACACAAATAACATGGTATGCTTTTTTACGTAGGATAACCAAAGAGAAAAAACAACAAGAGATAAAACTTAAATACCTTACAAAATCTGGTGTCGAAAGTTTTGTTGATGTCGGTTCAGAAGGTGTTGGTGCAAATCAGGCTTCTTTCTTTGTAGATACATTAAGAGATAGAATACAAAGAGTAAGAAATACAGATAACGAAATGAAAGAGATAGTAAAAAAAGAAAGAAAGAAAAGAAAAGTGAAGATAGCAGACTCAGACTTATCAGAGTTTTTACAATGAAGATAGCAATACTTAATGATACACATTGTGGTATCAGAAACTCTTCTGAAATATTTTTAGATAATGCAGAAGATTTTTATACAAATATATTTTTTCCAGAGTGCGATAAAAGAAACGTAAAACAAATACTACATCTTGGTGATTATTACGATCATCGTAAGTTTGTAAATTTTAAAGCACTAAATCAGAATAGAAGAGTATTTTTAGACCAAGTAAGAAAAAGAAACATGATGATGGATATCATACCAGGTAATCATGATACTTACTATAAAAATACTAACGAACTTAATTCATTAAAAGAATGTTTAGGACATTATATGAATGAAGTTCATATCATTATGGAACCTACAGTAATGAAATATGGTTCTTTAAGTATGGGTTTACTGCCATGGATATGTCCAGATAATTATGAGCAGTCAATGAATTTTATAAAAGACTGTAAAGCAGATTGGTTAGGTGCTCATCTAGAATTAAATGGTTTTGAATTTGCACTTGGAATAAAAAGCACGCATGGTATGGATGCAAAGTTATTTTCGAAGTTCGAACAAGTAATATCAGGTCATTTTCATACAGCATCACAACAAGGTAATATTTGGTATCTAGGTAACCCTATGGAATTTTTTTGGTCAGATGCACATGACCCTAAATATTTTCATATACTTGATACTGAAACTAGAGAAATAGAAAAGATAAGAAATAATTACACATTATTTGAAAAAATTGTTTACAATGACAAAGAAATAGATTATAATAATTATAATAAAAATTTATCAAAAAAGTTTGTAAAAGTTGTGGTAGCAGAAAAGACTGATCCTTTTACGTTTGATAGGTTTATTGATCGCATTCAAAATCAAGACATATACGAATTAAAGATAGCAGAAAACTTTAATGAGTTTATGGGTGCAAATGTTGATGATGAAGATATGAATTTTGAAGATACAACTGAGATAGTTGATTCATATATTGAAGCAGTTGACACTGACTTAGATAAAGATAAAATTAAAATACAAATGCGTGAATTAATGACAGAAGCACAGGCACTTGAAATAGCATGATAATTTTTAAATCAATTAAGTATAAAAACTTTTTGTCGTCTGGTAACTCTTTTACAGAAATACATCTTGATAAAGATAAATCTACATTAGTAGTTGGTCATAATGGTGCTGGTAAATCAACAATGCTTGATGCTATATCATTTGCACTGTTTGGTAAACCTCATCGTAAGATTAGTAAGAACCAACTTATTAATTCAATAAATCAAAAACAAGCTGTCGTTGAAGTTAAATTTACAATCGGTAAAGCAAACTTTAGAATACTTAGAGGAATAAGACCTAATATATTTGAAATATGGAAAGACGGTACGATGATTAATCAATCGTCACATGCCATGGAATACCAGAAGATTCTAGAACAAAACATTTTGAAACTCAATCATAAGAGTTTCCATCAGGTAGTTGTGCTAGGAAGTTCATCTTTCATACCCTTTATGCAACTTAATGCTGGACATCGTAGAAATGTTATTGAGGATCTTCTGGACATCAATATATTTTCAAAAATGAATATACTACTACGTGAAAGAAATTCTGTTTTAAAAGAAAAACTTAGTGGTATAAACAATGATACTAATATAATTAAAAGTAAGATAGAACAGCAAACAAAATATATAAGAGATATTGCGGCTGTTACAGAAGAAAATAAAAGTAAGTATGAAAAGCAAATTAAAAAAGGTAAAGAAAAGATAAAGAAGCTGCAAGACGAAAATAATAACATAAGTAAAGAACTTGAAAATAATACTGCAAGCGATGAACTAAAGAGTTTACAAAAAGAAAAAAATAATGTTATTGCACACATAGCACAAGTAAAACAAGAAATGAAAGGTATTGCTAAACGTGGTATGTTTCTAGAAAAAAATGATGTATGCCCTACATGTGATCAAACTATAGAAAATAAAGATAAACTCATACTTGATACAAAGAATGAAGCTTATCAAGTTCAATCAACATTAACTATGGTTGAAAGTAATGGTAGTGTCATTGATAATAAAATTGAGTCTATAGAAAAAATAATAAAGAAGATAAGAGAAAAAACAGATACTATGAATGCTAATAACAGAGAAATAGTATCGCTTAATCAAAGTAACGAAGAATTAAAAAGATATTTAGAAAGTGAAGTTGCTGCAGACTTAACAGGTGCCAGAAACGATTTGCAACAAATGAACGTAGATAAAGAATCTTTGTTTGAAGAAAAACTAAAAGTAAATGAACAATACAGTTATAATAATGTTATAGCAGAAATGTTAAGAGATACTGGAATAAAAACTAAAATAATAAAACAGTATCTGCCAGTAATTAATAAATTAGTAAATCAATATTTACAAGTACTTGATTTCTTTGTTTCATTTAATCTTGATGAGAACTTTAATGAAACAATAAGATCAAGACACAGAGATGATTTTACTTACGATTCTTTTAGTGAAGGTGAAAAACAAAGAATCGATCTATCTTTATTGTTTACGTGGAGACAGATAGCAAAGATGAAAAACTCTGTCGCAACTAACTTATTAATATTAGATGAAACGTTTGATTCATCATTAGACCATGACGGTATTGAAAATTTATTAAAGATATTAAATACTTTAGATAATGATACGAATACATTTATAATATCACATAAAGGTGATATATTAGATGGTAAGTTTCAATCAAAAATAGAATTCATAAAAGAAAGAAATTTCTCTAAAATGAAAATATAACTGTGTACATTCAGTATATAATGTGTTATTATATAATAATAATTGAAAAGGAAGGTTTATTATGCAACTAAGTGATACTACTCTCGATATACTTCGAAACTATTCAGCAATAAATCAAAACCTGTTAATCGAACCAGGTAATGTTATTAAGACTGTAAATGAATCTCGTACGATATTATCTACAGCAACAATTGCTGAATCATTTCCTAAAGAAATAGGAATATATGATTTAAATGAATTTATAGGCGCAATGAGTTTGGTACAAAAACCAACACTCGATTTTAAAGACGAATATATTACTTTATCAGACGAAAGTGGAAGAGCCAGTGTAAAATATTTTACTGCGGCAAAAGAAACATTAACAAAACAACAAAAGACACTTTCGATGCCAGAGGCCGATGTTAAGTTTAAACTTTATAATAATACACTTAACAAGTTAAAGAAAGCTGCATCAACTCTTGGTCATAAAGAATTATCAATAACAGCAAAAGATGGTGTATTAAGTCTCTCAGTAGTTGAGAATCAAAATGCAACTTCAAATGCTTTTTCTATTGATATGGACGGTGAATTTAAACAGGACGCTGTTTTTAATTTCATCTTAAATTTCGATAATCTTAAGTTACTTCCGGGTGACTATGATGTAGAAATATCTTCAAAACTAGTGACACAATTTAGTATGGATAATTTGAAGTATTGGATTGCTGTCGAAAAATCTTCAACATACGGAGCATGACATGTCAGATAATATAACTCAATTAAAAGACCTTGCAAACAAGGCAAGTAGAAGTACAGTAGCAGTGATTGATGCTGTAACTCAAAGAGGTGGATTCAAAGGCGAAGAGCTTTCCACCATTGGCGGACTAAGAGACCAATGTATTCAAATCATTCAAATAAGTGAAGCTATCCAGCAAGAGGATGCTATGAAAGATACGAGTACAAAGAAACCAGAAGAAAAGAAATAATGTCTGAACAGTTTCTATGGGTTGAAAAGTACAGGCCAAAAACAGTCAATGAGATTGTTTTACCTAAGAACTTAAAAGAAACCTTCCTTAAAATTGTCGATAGCGGTGAACTCCCTAATATGTTACTTACCGGTACGGCAGGCTTAGGTAAAACCACAGTAGCCAGAGCTCTATGTACAGAGCTCGGCTGCGATTATATTTTAATTAACGGTTCAGAAGAAGGTAATATTGATACGCTAAGAAATAAAATAAAGCAATTTGCTTCAACAGTTTCGTTACAAGGTGGCTATAAAGTTGTAATACTAGATGAAGCGGATTATTTAAATCCGCAATCCACACAACCTGCGCTTCGTGGATTTATTGAAGAGTTTGCAAACAATTGCAGATTCATACTAACTTGTAACTTTAAAAATCGAATCATTGAACCATTACATTCGAGATGTGGTGTCTATGAGTTTAATACTAGCAAAAAAGATATGGCTGAACTTTGCACTTTATTTATGGAACGTGCAAAAGATATATTAGAAAAAGAAAATATTAAGTGTGATAATAATGCGTTAGCAAACTTGATTATGAAGTTTGCACCTGATTGGCGTAGAATACTGAATGAGCTACAAAGATACTCAGTAAATGGTGCTATTGATATAGGAATAACAAACGCACTTGATGATAAAAATTATGACGACTTATTTAAGTTTCTTAAATCAAAAGACTTTAAGAAAATGCGTAACTGGGTTGTTAATAATATAGATACAGATGCAAGTGCAATCTTTAGAGCAGTGTATGATAGAATGCAAGATAAAGTAACACCACAGTCGATACCGCAACTTGTACTTATATTAGCTGACTATCAATATAAAAATGCATTTGTTGCTGATCATGAACTTAATGTAGTAGCATGTTTAACGGAGGTTATGTCAGATGTACAATTCAATTAAATTAACTTTATACACTCAAGATGACTGCTTTTATTGTAAAGAAATGAAAAAAAAGTTAGTTGAATGGGATTTTGATTTTAGAGAAATAAACGTAAGTTATGATATGTTTGCCAAAGATTTTTTAAAACAAAAAGGACATCGCACGGTACCACAGCTTTACTGGAATGATACTCATGTAAATAAAGTACCTACACCTGAACTTACTTACGAGCACGTGGTAGGTGAATTAGATTATGAAAATTATATAGGCGGAGTAGAAGATTGGTCAGTAAGAAAAGCGTAGCAATAGTTGGTGGTGGTATTGCTGGTGTAACCACGGCGTACTTTCTAGCAAAAAAAGATTATAAAGTAAGACTGTTTGATCCAGAAGGAATAGCTCATCAATGTAGTTATGCCAATGGTGGTCAGCTTTCTGTTTGTAATGCAGAAGTTTGGAACACATATAGTAATATTATAAAAGGTATCAAGTGGATTAACAAAGCTGGTGCACCTCTTGCGTTTAGAATGGATCATTGGTCTTGGGAAAAAGTAAAATGGATTGCAGGATTTATAGGTGCAACAATAACAAACTCATATGATTATAATACAAGAAAAACAATTGAATGGAGTTTGCGCTCAAGAAAACTTTATAAAAAATTAATTAGAGAATTGAATCTTGACTTTAATCAGAAAGATTGTGGAATACTTCACATATACAAAAATGAAAAGTCTTGGTATAAAGCTCAAAAAACTTTAGAAAGATTTAAAGATACTGGTTGGGGCCGAGTCGTAAAGAAAGGTAACTTACTAAAGTATAAAATTAAAACTAAAGAAATAGTAGGTGCAACTTTTACTAAAGGTGATTCTGTTGGTGACATACATAAATTTTGTCAACAAATATCAAATTACTTATATCATAATTTTGATTACAGAATAAACGTAAACAAGATAGTTGCTAATAAAGAGATAAAATATTTATCTGGTAAGAGAGATCATGCAAAAACACTTGATGAGTTAAAGCAAGAATATGATGAAGTAGTAATATGTGCTGGTGCTTATACGTCTTTTCTATTACCGCATTTGAATATATATCCAATAAAAGGATATTCTATTTCATATCATCACGACACAGAAATGCCAACAACATCAATACTTGATGATGACGCAAAGATTGTAGCATCACCATTTTCAAATAACGTGTTTAGAGTTGCTGGTACTGCAGAGTTGGCCGGTTGGAATCATGATATTAGAATGGATAGAATAAAACCATTAAGAAGATGGGTAAGAAAAAATACTTTTGTTAAAGATAGCAGACCAGAGAACTGGGCTTGTTTAAGACCGATGACACCAAATATGATGCCTATTGTAACTAAAACAAAAGGCGTATGGGTAAATAGTGGTGCAGGTCATTTAGGCTGGACTATGGGAATGGCTCTAGCAGAAAAGGTAACGAATGATATATTCAAAAGTTAAAAAAATTCTAGATAAAGAAATCAAAAGACAAGATAACACTATTGAATTAATAGCAAGCGAAAACTTTGCAAGTCAGGCTGTTATGGATTTATGTGGTAGTGTATTTACAAATAAGTATGCAGAAGGATATCCAGGCAAAAGATATTATAACGGTTGTAAGTACATGGATAAGATAGAAGACTTAGCAATTGAAGAAGCAAAAAACTTATATAAATGTGTTTTTGCAAACGTACAACCTCACAGTGGCGTAAACGCAAACACTGCAGTTTATCAGGCACTTATGAATCCGGGCGATACT